CCTAAATTCGTGAACCCTTCCCCAAGGAGGGTCAAGAACGCACCTAGGAAGCGTCAGAACATCGCGGTTGACCGTAATGACACGGGTGTAGTTCCGAAGGCTGTGCGTCCGTCTCAGCGCGCTGGTCTGATCCTGCCGAGATTGGAGACACCGCGGCAGCGGAATGTGCGTTCGCTGGGGCCGGAAGCGATCGACTGGGTGAACGGCAGCGGGATCCTGGGCAATGGTGGCCGGCTGCTGCCCTGGCAGGAGTACGTGTTCCGGCGGGCGCTCGAGCTGACGCCTGGGCGGGATCCGCGGCTGCGGTGGCGGACGGTGGTGGTGACGGTGGCCCGTCAGCAGGGCAAGTCGTGGGGTGTGCGCGCGGCGGCGTGGTGGCGGATGCACCAGGCGGTCCGGTTCCGTGAGGACCAGACGGTGCTACACATCGCGAACCTTGCGACGACGGCGCGTGAGGTGTGGAAGCCGGCCGCGCGGCACGCGGTCGACGTGTACGGCAAGAAGGCGAGCAAGTACGGCAAGGGCCAGGAAGAGATCGACGTGCCGGAGATCGGCGGCCGGTGGGTGATCCAGGCGGCGTCCGACAACTCCGGCGTCGGATATTCGATCCCGATGGGCATCGTGGATGAGGCATGGAACGTGGGCCGGCCGATCGTGGACGAGTCGCTGCGGCCGGCCATGTCGGAACGGAACGAACCGCAGCTGTGGTTGATCTCCACCGCCGGAGACTCGTCCAGCGACCTGCTGCAGACGTACCGGGACCTGGCGCTGCAGGACAAGGACGGCACCGGTGACGTGCTGCTCATCGAATGGTCCGCGCCACCGGACGCCCCGTACGACGACCCCGCGACGTGGCGGTGGGCGTCCCCGCACTGGTCCGACCGGCGCCGGGACTTCCTGCACTCCCAGTTGGCGTCCGTGGGGGAGGAAACATTCCGCCGCCAATACCTCAACCAGTGGACGCTGGCCACCGGAGGGTGGATCCAGGCTGGCACCTGGGCGCGCGGCTACGCCGATGTGGAACCCGAAGGCGCCCCCGACGTCGTCGCCGTCGAGGTCAGTCCAGACGGGGCCCGGTTCGGGCTGTGCGCGGCGTGGCGGCATGGGGACGCCGTCATCGTCCGCGGCTACGCCACCATGTCCTCGAGCGCGCTATGGCACCGGGTGGAGGACTACCAGGCCAGGGCGCTGCTGCTTCCCCCGCAGCTGCACGTCCACTACCGGGGACGACAGAAAGCCACCATGGTCGGCGTGACGGAGATGGGCCGGCACCTTCCCGGCGTCGGCCGGGCCATCGGGGACGGCATTGTCCTGCACCGGTCCGACGACCACGTCCTGAACGACGACGTCGGCCGCGCGGTCGCATCGACCACCGAGGCGGGGCTACGGTTGAGTAACCGCAAGTCGTCCGGGCCGATCGAAGTGACCAGGGCGATGGTGTGGGCGGTGGGGGAGACCCTGCGACCAGCGAACCCTCGTCCGCTGATCCGGGTCGGATAGTGAGGGCGCTGTGAACGGCTACATCGAACTACTCAACGGCAACCCGATCATGTGGGCGGTCGTCATCGCGTGCGTGCTGCTGCTGGTGGCCGTGTTCGCCGCCGTCACCATCGGCAAGGCCATCGGCGAGTCGCAGGACCGCCGTCGACACGCCGGATACTTGCGCGACACGCACAAGCCCACGAATGCGTGACGTCAATACCGCTGAACGTGCCCATCATGTGATACGTGGGATTGTGGCCGAAGCGCGCTCAGGAGGACGTCGCGTCGGCCATGTCCCGTCACCCGGCCCGCGGCCTGGCCGCGTCCCTGGACAACCCTGAGGTATTCCCCGACGCCACCAATCTGGCAAAGGTGTACCAGCTCACCACCCTGACTGGCGGGTTCGAGGTCGAAGGATCCGCGGAACTGCCGGTGTCCCGCGATCTGGCCCTGAGCGTCCCCGCAGTGCACCGGGGAGTGTCGCTGCTGTCGACGACCGTGGCCGGCCTGCCGCTAAGCCGGGTCGACGCTCAGGGCCGCCGCGTGGACCTTGGCTGGCTGGACCAGCCCGAACCCGGACGGTCCCGGTACGCGACTTTCAGCGACCTGGCCACCGACCTGCTGCTGGACGGCGTCGGTTACCTGTGGGTGCGTGACCGGCATTCCACCGGCGCGCCGAAGCGCGGCGCCTGCGAGTACGTCGCCATTCCGCGGATCTCCGTCACCCACGTCGATGGCACGGTTCAGGTCCGGGTCGACGGACGGCCCGTGGACCGCTCAGACATCATCGCGTTCCCCGGCTGGCACAAGGGCATCCGCGTGCATGGCGCGCGCATCATCCGCACTGCTATCGCGCTCGAGGCCGCCGCCCGCCGCTACGCGGACACGCCGATGCCCGCGCAGATCCTCGTGAACAACTCCGGGTACGAGCTGACGGACACGGAGATTGACGACCTCATTGCCGCGTATAAGAAGTCCCGCAACTCCGAGGCCGTCGGGTACGTCAACGCCGGTGTCACCGCCCAGTCCGTCGGGTTCGACGCCGCGCAGCTGCAGCTGGTGGAGGCCAGGGCGTTCACGAACAGCCAACTGGCGAACCTCCTAGGTGTTCCGTCGCACCTGATCGCCGGGGCGTCGTCCATGTCCGGGTCCAACCTGACGTACCAGAACGTCACGCAGGAGAACCGGGCGTTCGTCGACTATGGCCTGAAGCCGTTGATCCGCGCGATCGAGTCGCGCCTGTCCATGTCGGATGCGGCGGGCATCGCCTGGGACAACCAGGTCACCCCCCGCGGCACGCAGGTCAGGTTCGACCTGGACGCCCTGCTGCGCGGCAACCCGCTCGAGCGCGCGCAGCTGTACCAGATCCTCATCCCGCTCGGGGTCCTCACCGTGGACGAGGCCCGCGACATGGAAGACCTCGCACCGCAAGGAGACGTCCAGTCATGACACAGTTGCATGCCGCGTTCACCGTCACCGCGTCCGCCGACCTCGAGGGACGCACCCTCGCGGGCACCGTCGTCCCGTTCGGCGTCATCGGACACACCAACCTCGGCCCGACGATCATCGAAGCCGGAGCGATCGAAGTGGCCGACAAGGTCGTCCTACTCGTCTCCCACGACTCGGACCGGCCCATCGGGCTGCTGGCCCAGCACCAGGAGACCCCGGCTGGGATCACGGGCACGTTCAAGGTGATCGCCACGCCGGCCGGTGACGTCGCCCTGCTCGAGGCCGCCGAAGGTGTCCGCGACGGACTGTCCGTCGGCCTGGACGCCGTGGAGTACACCGAGGATGACGACGGCGTCATCCACGTCACCGCCGGAGTGTGGCGGGAGACCAGTCAGGTCACGTTCCCCGCATTCGCCGCGGCCCGGATCCACAAGGTCGCCGCATCCGAACCCGAGACCCCCGACGCCGAACCGGCGGAGGAACCCACCGAAAACGATCCAGAGGAGTCAACCGTGGACGAGTCCACCACCGTGGCCCAGGCCGCGGTCCCCGCCGACATCCCGCGCGCGTACGTGCAGGATGCCTTCCCGTACCGTCCCGGCGTCAACGCATCGTTCTTCAAGGACATGCTGAACGCTTCCCGCGATCCGGAGGCCAGCCGCCGGTTCACGCAGGCGCAAACGATGATGAACGCCGTGGCCGACACGACCACGAATATCACGGAGATCATCCCCACCACGTACCGCCCGGACCTGTGGGTTGGCCAGCTGACGACGCCGCGCATTGTCATCGACTCGTTCTCCAAGGGCACCCTGGACGGCCCGAACCCGCTCCGAATCCCGAAGTTCACGTCCGCGTCCGGCCTGTCCGCGGACCACGTCGAGGGCACGAACCCGGCGACCGGCAACCTGGACACCGCGGAGCAGGTCCTCACCCCGAAGGCGATCTCCGGCCAGTACACCGCCACCCGCGAGATGATCGAGGGATCCACCCCCGCGGTGGACCAGATCATCATGTCCGCGATCCAGCAGGAGTACGCATCCGAGACCGAGGCGTACGCGGTGACCACGTTCCTCGCCGGGGCAACCGCCGGCACGGTTGTCGACATCAGTGACGGCGTCACCATGCAGATCCTCGCCCGCATGATCACCTTCCAGGCGAACCGCAAGCAGGCCCCCGACGTGTTCCTGGCCGGCACCACGCTGTTCCCCGAGCTGGTCAAGCAGGTCGACAGTGCGGGCCGCCCGCTCAACCCGTACCTGGGCGCCACCAACGCCCCCGGATCCATCGCGGGCAAGGCGCTCGCCGTCAACATCGGCGGCATGGCCACTCCGTTCGCCCAGTCGATGGTCGACGGACTGCTGGGCCTATCGTCCGACGCGGTCACCCTCGAGGGCACGCACCGGTTCTGGCGCTGGGAAGAGAAGAACGGCCCCGCCAACATCGAGATCGCGCACTTCAACTACATCGTCTGCGCGGTCACCCGCGCCGCCGGCCTGTTGAAGTTCGCCACCCAGGCCTAGCCACCCCCACCGGCTAGGAACCTTCCGGAGACGCCGCGGGCGGAGCTGCAGCGCCCCGCCCGCGGCCCGGAAGCCCACACAGGAAAGGAGGCACCACCATGACGGTCCCGACCACCGGCGGCGTCTCCCCGTGGGGTGCCCTGCCGGACCTCGAGACCTTCCTGGGCGTGGTCGACGACGTCCGACTCGAGGACGACCTGGCCGCGTCACTGTCCTGGTGCCAGCGGACCCGCCCGGACCTGGACCCCGGCACCGACCCGGGACCAGCTGTCCGCAAAGCCGTCCTGATCTTCGCCGGCCTGCTGTATCGGGAACGGTCCACGCCCCGCGGGTTCTCCACCTACGAGGACCTGGACACGGGCCTGCCCAGCAGTGGTGAGGCCATGACGAACGTGTACCGCCTGCTGGGGACTCGCAAGCCGGTAGCCCGATGATCACCGCCGGGCTGGACGCATTCGCCACGCAGCTGCACAACGCCACCGGGATGACGGTCACCGCGGATCCGGGAACCGTGTACCCGCCGTGCCTGTTCCTGGACGTCCCGTCAATCACCCACTACACGATGGGCGCGGTCACCCTGGCCGTTCCCGTCATCATCATCGTCCCGGGCCCTGGCGACCTTGCCGCCCGTGACGCCCTCCTGGCCGCGGCGCCGCTGGTGCTGGACGCCTGCGGGGAGTCCACTGCCGAACCCCGCGTGTTCAACGCCAATGACCTGCAGTACCCGGCCATGACCGTGACCGCCACCCTCACCATCACAAGGAGTATCTGAAATGGCATTCAATGACTCCCGGCTCGGTCCGGGCACCCTCACCCTGGGCACAACGGATTTCGGGGTCCAGATCTCCAACGTGTCACTGATCCCGTCTCACGCCACCACCGACGGCACCCCCACCCTGGGCACCCCCGAACCTGCCGCGGAAGCGACAACGACCTGGGCGCTGAAGGGTTCCGCGATCCAGGACTGGGAGTCCGCCGCCGGGTTCGTCGAATACTGCCGCGCCAACAACAACGTCGTCGTCTCGTACTCATGGGTGCCGAACACCGCGAAGACCGTCACGTACTCCGGTACATGCAAGGTCCTCGCCATCGAGATCGGTGGCGACGTCAACAAGCAGGTCACCTCGGACTTCGAATTTTCCGTCGTCGGATCGCCAACCGTGACGTACGGCACCGCATCCGTCCCGACGGTCCCGCTCAACATCGTCGCCAAGGCGGAGTCCGCGACTGTCGTGGTCGTCGACTGGGACGCCCCCGTCGCCGGCGCACCTACCTCGTACGACGTCTACCAGTCGTCCACCGAGGGCGGCGTGTACACGAAGGTCACCACGAACATCACCAAGACGGGTACGACCGCGCGCCTGTCGTCGCTGACCACCGCCACCACGTACTGGTACAAGGTCACCGCGACGAACGGCACCGGCGAGTCGCTGAAGTCGGCCGCGGCGTCCGTCACCACCCCGTAACCGCTAGGAAGGCGCTGCAGTGAACTACACGGAGTTCCGGATCGAGTACGAGGACGGCAGCACCGAGACGGTGCGCGCCGACCAGCGGGACGGACAGGAGTTCCAACTGTGGGCGAACCGGCGGGGCATCACAGCCCCGCCGGGCCGCTCACTGTCCGACGTCATGGAAGTCGTGTTCGTTCGCGTGTGCGCCTGGTCTGCGCACCAGCGCGCCGTCGGTCACCCAGTCGAGTGGGCGGACTGGGATCGGCGGGTCGTCATGGTCGATGTGCAGTCCGTGGAACCCGTGGACCCTACCCAGCCGGACGACTTGGGCGAACCATCGCCCAGCTCGCCGTCCGAACCGGAATAGCACCATCGGTCCTGTGGCAGCAGGACCCGCAAGACCTGGCAACGATGATCGACGTGATCGTGGAGGGAGAATGACATGCCGCTGACTCTCCTTCCTGGTGGCATCGGTGGCGTCGGTGGCGGACGTGGTGGTGGCGGGTTCACGGCTACCTGGCAGAACGTGGAGTTGATCAACCGCATCCTGGGTGAAGTCGAGGAAGGCCTGAATACCACCGCGAACCGGGAGATGCGGCAAGGGTCGAAGAAGATCGCCCAGGACGTGCTTATCCCCGCGCTGACCATGTCCGCGTACTCGTCCGGTGTGCCGATCGCGCCGGCCATGGCTGCAACGATGCGCGCGAAGTCCGACCGTGTCGTCACCGTTGCCGTCGGCCAGGTCAACCCGAAACTGTCAGGGTTCAAGTCCGGGGTGGGTGCGGCGCGCGCCAAGAAGGGCAAGGCCGGCCTGAAGGGTGGCCGGGCAGCGACCTCGAGGAACTACCGCACCACGCTCGCGTGGGGATCTGAGCTGGGCCCGTACCCGGGTGCCAGCCACAACCACTACGCCACCGGCCGCAATGAGCGCGGCCACTGGGTCCAGCCGGGTGTCCGCGCCCCCGGCACCCTGGCCGCCGTCAAGGACGCCTACGCCGACCTGTTGAACCAGATCATCGCGAAATACTCGAGGTACCGCTAATGGCCATGCCCGGCATTGTCATCAAGATCGGCGCCGAAACTCAGGACGCGATCCAGGGCATCAACCGCGTCCAGAAAGCGCTCGGCAACGGTTCCAACTCCGTGTCGGACTGGAACCGGAAGAACGACGTCCTGAACAAGTCGATCCTGGGCGTCGCCGCCGCTGCGGGCGCCATGGCCACGGTCATCGGGGTCGACGCCGTCATGGCCGCCGCCGCGGAGGAAACCGCGATCGGCAAGCTGAATACCACCCTGGGAAACCTCGGGTTCGCCAATGCCGCCGGCCAGGTGGGCACCTTCATCGACAACCTGCGGTTCACGACCGGCGTCGCCGACGACGAGCTGCGGCCCGCGTTCGACCGGCTCGTGAGATCCACCCGCGACGTCACCGAAGCCGAAGGCGCCCTGCAGTTGGCGTTGAACATCAGTGCCGGAACCGGCAAGTCACTCGAGTCCGTCGCCGCCGCCCTGGGCAAGGCCTACGACGGCAACACGGGCGCGCTGGGCAAACTGGGCGTGGGCATCGACTCCGTCACGCTGAAGTCCGGCGACATGGACGCGATCACCGCGAAACTGTCCAGCACGTTCGCCAACCAGGCGTACAACGCGGCACAGACGTACGAGGGCCAGTTGCGTCGCCTACGGGACGGTGTCAGCGAACTGCAGGAATCCCTGGGCACGGGCCTGCTCGAGGGCTTCTCGAAGGCGATGGGCGGCACCGGAGACTCCGCCGACGCCATGGCCCAGGCGTTGCGGCGCCTGCAGCCGGCCGCACAGACCACCGGCAACATCTTCGGCACCTACTTCGGCAACCTCGGCAACATCGCATCCGGACTGACGTCCGTGGGATCCGCAGCAGCGGACGCCGCGTCCGGGTTCGGATTCAGTGAAGGCGCCATCCGCACGTTCGGCATGACCGCCGTCAACATCGCGTCCGGCCCCATCGTCACCCTGATCAACAGTCTCGGCGGCGTCATCGGGCAGCTGAACGGCGTGGCGTCCTCCGCCTGGGCGGCCGGCGCGGCAATCACGTCCATCGGCGGCGGCGACTTCCCTGCCAAGGGCGCTTCCACCACCGCGGCCGGCGACCGGTACACGCAGATGGCCTTGCAGAAGTACGGCAAGAACGTCGACCGCACCGGCGGCACCCTCGCCAAGTGGTTGAAGCTGCAGCACCAGGTCACCGCCGCCGTCGCGGGCGGTGGCGGAGGCGGGGGAGGTGGCGGCGGGGGAGGGTCGACGGCGTCCGCGCTGGCCAAAGTGAACCCGCTCATGCAAAAGCAGATCGACTTGACGAACCGGCACATCGAACAGCTGACCGGCAGCGGCGGCTACCTGGACGCCCTCAAGAAGCTCGTGGCGGAGCAGACGGACTACGCCAACGGCGTCTCGTCCGGCCTGCTGGGGGAGATCAACTTCGCCAACGTGTTCGACTCCACGAACGTGTCCGGATCCGTCGATGCGTTCGTGAAGCAGATCGGGAACGTGTCCGCGTTCTCCGGCGAACTGGCCGCCCTAGGCCAGCGCCTACCGAACAGCGCCGGCGCCCGCATGCTCATCACGCAGCTGCAGGGCCTCGGGGTCGACAACGGCCGCGCCGTCATCGCCGGACTGACGACCGAGGTCGCCACCAACCTCGCAAACGACCTCGAGTCCGCGATCACCGCCGTCAATGGGAACGCCTGGCTGTTGGCGGATCACTTCTACGGGGAAGGCGTCGCCGCGCAACTGTCCCTCGTGGAGGGCATGATCACGCAGATTGAGGCGGACGAGAAGCGCCTGCGGGAGATCGGGAAACTGATCGGCCAGCCAATCGGGGACGAGATCAAGACGTCCATCGTCAACGCCCTGAATGAGGCCCTGGCTCAGGTAGCCGCCGCCCAGTCCGCGTCCGCGTCGCAGGCAACCCGCGACGCCGCCACCATCATCGCGTCCCAGGTCGACCGGATCACCGCCGCGCCGACCACGATCAACGTCAACACCGGCGTCGGCGATCCCGTCGCCATCGCCCGCGCCGTGAACGCCGTCATCACGTCCGCCGCCCGCCGCGTCGGGACGGGACGGTAGGCCATGGACTTCACCTGGGTGTGCAAGGTCGATGGGGAGAACATCGCCGACCTGGTGGTGGAGGGCGCCACCGTGTCCTACGGCCGCAACGCCCTGGACGAACAGCCCCAGTCACCGGTCGCCGTGCTGGACCTCCTGACGAAGGACAAGGCCCCCGACCTGTCCGCGAAATGGCCGGAGTTCTCACTGGGCGACCATTCGCAGACGTCCGGCTACGTCGACGCCTATGCCGCGAACTACGCCGGACCGTCCTCGAGGATCACCCTCGGGGCGCCGGTGTCGGTGGAGGCGATCACGGAGTCCGGGTACGTCGACACGTACGGCACGGAATACGCGGGGGAGTCACTGCGACGCTTCACCGGAACCGTCCAGGCGATCGACTACACCTACGAGTACGTCACCCTCACCTGCCTGCCGCAGGACGAGGCCTGGGCGCGGATCCTCGTGGGGGAGACCGACGAGCTGACGACGTGGCCGGAGGAAACCGACATCGCGCGGGCGGCCCGCATCGCCACCGCCGCGGGCATCACGCTGCAGGTCGACGGCGCTGCCGGACCCTCCGTCATCGAGCGCCCCGCCAACTCGAGGCCTGAACCCGCCCTGGGCATGCTGCAGCAGCTCGCGATCGACTGTGACGCCCTGCTGTACACCGACCGGTACGGGGTCACCCACTACCGGACCGTCAACTACGCGGGCGCCACCCGCTCCGTCACCGTCGACCCGGACCTGACCCTCCTGGACCCGATGCGGATGAGCCTGGAACTGGGACTGGTCCGCAACCAGGTCACCGTCGAATACGGGGACACCGACGCGGACACGAACCTGCGTCCCAAAGTCGTGGTGTCCGACGCCGCACAGATCGCCAAGTACGGGCTACGGGACTACAGCGTCGCCACGCAACTGCTGAACCTCGCGGATGCAGAGACCCACGCCAACCGGATCCTGAACGCGCTGGATCCCGCCTGGCACATGCCCGCCGCCACCATCGCGTTCCACACTGCGACGGCCGCGCAGATCGGCGCGATCGGCAACCTCGAGCAGAACGATGAGATCACCCTGCCGGAGCTGCTTCCCGGATCACCGACGCCGGACTACACCGCCACCGTCCTCGGCTACACCGAGACCCTGTCCGGGGCCGACTGGCGCATCGAATACCACCTGTCCCCGATCGACGCCTACGCCTAGGAGAACTGATGGCCCTGACACTGCCCGACACCGCGAACCTGGGGGATCCCGGGCACATCACCGACCACAACTTGATTACGACCGCGTTGGGATCTCTGGAAACCTCATTGGCGGCCAAGGCCCCAAGTGCGAACCCGACGTTCACCGGCACCGTCGCCCTGCCGTCGACGACGACGCTGAACGGCGTCACCCTGTCCGCCGGGGGATGGACGTACATCACGTCCGCGACGATCAGCGCCGCCAACTCCACGATCATCTCGTCCTGCTTCAGCGCCACCTATGACGTGTACAAGATCTACATCGACAACCTGCTGACCAGCGCCGACGGCATCAACGTCCTGCTCCAGTTGCGCACCGGGTCGACGACCGCGAACACGAACTACAACTACCAGGTGTTGCAGACCACCGGGACATCCGTCGCGGGAAGCCGCACCACCGCCTCGACAAGCGCCCTCGTCAACCAAGGCGGCACCGCCGGGTCACCCTGCGAGATCACCCTGTACGGCCCGTTCCTCGCCCGCGCCACCACAGGAACGTCATTCACGGGGTTCAAGGTCGCGGGAACCACGCTCACCCTCGACACGTACACGTTCTCCCACACCACAGCCACGTCGTACGAGTCGCTGGTCCTGTCGTCGTCCTCGGGAACGATGTCCGGCACCGCCCGCATCTACGGCCTGAAGAACTCCTAGGAAGGACACCGCACATGGCTGACGTTCTCGAAGTGGACGCCCTGACCGGCGAGACCATCGAACGTGACTACACCCCGGAGGAAGCCGCCCAGCGGGCCGCCGACGTCGAGGCCGCACGGGTCGCCAACATGGAGCGGGAGGCCGACCGGCAGGCCCGCGCGCAGGCACGCAAGGCGCTGCTCGACCGGCTCGGCATCACCGAAGCCGAAGCCCAGTTGCTCGCACAAGCACTCTGAGCGCCAAAGTGGAAAGTGAGTAGGCCATGAAGCCAACTGAACTGTTCGGGATCGACCCCGACTTCGTGGCCGCTCCCAGCGACTACGAGCAGGGTCGGATAGACGAGCGGAAGCGCATACGGGCGGGAGTGGAAGTCCTCGCCATGCGTACCCACGACCTGACTGAGGACTGGCGCGGTGCCGTCCTAGCGGTCGTCGACGGCACAGCATGAGCGCCAAGTCAGGAAGTGAGGTGGACCGATGACAGCGGATGACGTTCCCGGGTGGACCGTGTTCGGTCGACCCGTGAAGTCGACCGCGCTCGGACTCGCCGTCATCATGGCGACGTTCGCCGTGTACAACCTGGCGAACATTGGCGTATTCCACGAGTCCTGGCTAGGCGATATCGTCGCCGTCCTCGCCGGAATCGTGTTCGTCCTGCTCATCGGCGGCTGGTGGGGACGATCCACGCGGATGGTCGAGTACGGGCTACTGGGCGCGGCCGGGGTCTACATCACCAGAACCGTGTTCCTGTTATTCATCGACCCCGGCATCGAAGGCGTCTGGATCGGGCTCGGGGTGTCGATCATCGCCGCGGGCGCCTACCTCAAAGAGAAGTTCCACGCCGAGGCGACCCCGTGACTCCCGAGATCTCATCCGCCATCGCCGTCCTCATCGGCACCCTGTCGACCGTCCTACTCATGGCCGGCGCGTACTACTTCGGACCCACCAAACGGCAGGAACGCCGCGACGCCAAGAACGAGGAGAACTGATGTACACGCCTGCGACGTTGAACCTCATCGTGTACCAGGGCGCGACGTTCGACCATTCCCTGACATGGTCCGTCAACGCCGTCCCCGTGGACCTGACTGACTTCAGCGCCCGCATGCAGGCACGCACCTCCTACACGGACGCTTCCACTGTCATCGACCTCACGGACGCGGACGGGATCACCTTGGGCGCCGCCGGGGCTATCACCATCACCATCCCCGCTGACGACACCGCACTGATCCCCGCCGGCAGCTACCGGTACGACCTCGAGCTGGAGGACAAGGACGGCGTGGTCACGCGGCTGCTCATGGGCCGGGTCAACGTGTCGGCGGAGGTGACCCGGTGACTGACCTGGTGGAGTCGTCGACTCCGTCGCCGTCCGCCCTGACGAACACCGAACCGGCCGCGTCCGTCATCGTGTCCACCAGCGGACCCGCAGGGCCTACGGGACCGCAGGGACCGGCGGGGGAGACCGGCGCGACAGGCGCCACCGGGCTACAGGGACCAGCAGGACCGACGGGTAGCACGGGCGCGACCGGCCCGCAGGGACCGCAGGGCGTCCAAGGGCCGACGGGACCAGCGGGCGCGGACTCCACGGTCGCAGGACCCACGGGACCACAAGGCCCCCAGGGACCTACGGGCCCGGCCGGCGCGGACTCCACCGTTCCCGGACCTACAGGCCCGACAGGGCCAGCAGGTCCGACAGGGCCCAAGGGTGCGGACTCCACCGTCGCAGGACCGCAAGGCCCCCAGGGCATCCAAGGCCCGGCAGGCCCGACAGGACCAGCTGGTGCCGACTCCACAGTGCCCGGACCGAAGGGTGACACGGGATCCCAGGGCATCCAAGGCATTCAAGGGCCCAAGGGTGACACCGGCAGCACAGGGCCGACCGGCCCGGGCGTCGCCGCTGGTGGCACGGCAGGGCAGTACCTCCGCAAGACATCCGGGACGGACTACGCCACCGCGTTCGCCGGGATCGCCACCAGTGAGGTCACGGGCCTGGACACCGCCCTTACAGGGAAGGCTGGAACCGCGTCGCCCACGTTCACGGGCACCGTGACCATGCCCACCCAGGTGGCAGGCACCGCCGCCCTTCTCATCCCATCGGGGACCCTGCTCACGAACGCCACCGCGGGCGCGCTCGAGCAGGATGGTGACGGCCTGTACGTGACCCCGAACACGACCATCGGTCGCAGGCGTATCAAGGAATACGCCATGGTCATTTCGCAGGCCAACTCGAGTGCCGCCACCACGAACACACCGGTGAGCTGTTTCGCCGCCGCCAATGACGTCCTGTCCACCCTGAAGGCGGCGTGGACCTACCGGTTCCGAGCCTGGTACTACTTCACGTCCACGTTCACATCCGGCACCGCGAACATCCAGACCCTGTTCGCGTTCTCCAACGCTCCCGCATCCTTCCGGTACACGTACAAGACGCACCCCACGACAGGCGGCACCGCGTTGAACCGCGTGGGCATGGCGACCGTGACCACTGCCACCCAGGTGTCCGCGAACGTCACGGCCACGATCACCTTGGGCGTGGAGATCGAAGGCTTCATGAACACGCACGCCACGAACACGTCGACGTTCACCCCACAGTTTCAGATGTCCACCACGGGGTCCTCGACCGTGGTCATCGCCGGGTCCTATATCGAGGTGGAGGAACTTGAATCCTCGAGCGTGACCCTTATCGCAGGAGGCTGGGCATGACGTTCGCCGTGAAACTCCGTACCGCCCTACTGGACCAGCTCGGCAAGGACTGGGTCGTCTTCATGCCGATGTGGGACCACCAGCGTCGATGCCCGTGGCGCGGACCCATGAGCGTCCCGAACGCCATGGTCATCCACCACACGGCCGGCGCCGCCACCGACTCCACGAACCCCACGAACCCGGGCAACCTGCGGGGCGCGAACGCCGGAGTGATCGAGTACATCCAGCACAAGTTCGAAGTCCCGGCCGCCAACTGCACCCTGGACAGGGACGGCCGCGTCTACGTTCACAGCGCGTTCCCCGTCTGGCATGCCGGCCTGGGATCGTTCACCGGCAAGGCGCCCTGGTCGCAACTGCGGATCCCCGACAACCAGGGCAATGACTACATGGCGGGCGTGGAGGTCATGTCCAAGGGCATCAAGAAGGACTGGACGGTGCACCAGCAGGACTCCCTGGTATTCCTGCTGCGTTCGTGGCGGGACGCATCCGACTGGGACAACATTGGTCTATTGCGCCGCCCACGGCACCGTGACTGGACCAGCAGGAAGGTCGATCCGGTGTACTCGAACACGGAGATCGGCGCCATGATCACCCGCTACGGGTTCACGCACGCGACTACCGGCGTGTCCGCTTGAACCGTCCTCAGCGATCCTCTACATTCCTAGGTAACCCAAGGGAGCAGTATCCGAGGGTGGGCATTACGCCGATAATGCACAGAACGGAAATTATGGCGTCGTCCCACCGGTGACTTAGGCCCCGCCTGTAACAGACGGATCGGTCCGCTGCTCCCCATAGAACGGGGGAGAGGAACCGACCATGCAGTACCCATGCAATTTCGTGCAGTCCTACGGCCACATGCGGTCGAACCAGCGCGCGAACATCGTCATCACGCAGGACACGATCGACTGCATCCGCCTGCACCTGAACACGCCAGGCGAACCGGGCCTGGACTCGCAGGTCGTTATCGCCGGGCAGAACCTGTACGCCCTGCACGCCGCGCTCGGCAAGATCGTCGCCAAGGCGAAGAAGTACGACCGTGAGCGCGCCGCCGCGGCAACGGACCAGGAGAAGTACGAGCTGGGCCGCCGCTACGCGGAGACCGCGGCATGAGCGACGTCGTGTCCGTGTCCGAGGCGGCGCGTGCCTTGGGTGTGTCCGTCGACACGATCCACCGCTGGATGGATGACGGCACCCTCGAGGGTTTCCGCCTGCCGTCCGGGCATCGCCGCATTCTCGTGTCGTCGATCGCGAAGATCCGCGTGGACCAGACAGATCCGGCGGCCTGACATGGACCTGCTTGTCATCGGCGTCCTGATCTGCACCGTGTTCGCCGCGTCCACCGTCTGCTACCTGGCGGGACGCGACGCTGCCGAACGCAAGTTCCAGGCGGAACTGGCCGGCGCCCGCATCGCGTACAAGCGCCTGCAGCGAGACCTCGAGCATTCCCGCGAGGAAACCGCGATGATCCGCCGCGCCCTGCGTGACCGCGGGAGTGCCGCATGATCGACGCCACCTACGTCCCGGAGATCAACCAGTACCGCGTCGACATCGACGGGTACACGCACCTCCTGGCACCTGACCAGGCCGAACGTCTCGCCGCCCAACTGAAGGCGGCCCTTATCCGCGGAACCGTCGTCACTGACCGTCCCGCCCCCCGCACGCCCCGAAAGGCGCAGCCATGACCGAAAACCTGTTCACGGCGTTGGCGAAAGCCAACACCACGTTGAAGAACCCGGGGAAGGACGGCCGCGGCAACTACGGCACGTACCTCACCCTGGACGCACTCCTGGACCACGTCCGCCCCGTCCTCGCAGACGAAGGCCTGTCCGTCACGCAGGACGTGATCATGGAGGGCGACCGGGTGCAGATCGTCACGCAGCTGCACCACGCATCCGGGGAGTCGATCGTGTTCGGGCCACTGTCCGGCCCCACGGGGCAGAACTGGCAGCAGCTCGGGGGCGCGATCACGTACGGCAGGCGTTACGCGCTGCTGGCCGCCCTCGGCATGGCCGGCGGTGACGACGACGACGCGCAGGCGCACACCGACGCGAACCCTGTCACCCGCCCCACGTCCACGCCCGTGGGCGCTCTGCGCGGCCCAGCCGCTAAGGCGATGACGGGGCCGGCGTCGGACAAGCAGATCGGCATGGTTCGCGGGCTCATGCGGGACCAGCACATCACCGACGTCGTCCTCAATGAGTTCTGCACGGACCGGCTGGGTTTCGAGTTCCCGCCCGAAGGCGCGGGCGCGCTCACGAAGGGCCAGGCGTCGGCGATCATCGAAGCACTGACCAGCGTCAAGGGCGGACTGGACAAGCCCGTCACCCGCACAACGGGCCCGCTCGCGGATGACCCGTGGGCCGCGCCGTTGATCGACCCCGCCACGGGGGAGGTCGCCCAGTGAGTACATGGGATCGCACGAACCGGCTGGAACGCGAGCTGCTCGAGGCGAAGCGCCTGATCGAGACGCTGACCGCGCAACGGGACCTCGCCCGTTCGGTCGCCATGCGCCTGGAAGAAGAGAACGCCCAACTGGCATCCGACCTGGTCATGGTCCCGGTCAAGGGCGTGGCCACATGATGCCCGCTGACCTGTCCAGTTGGCTGGATCACCAGCCGCCGTCCATCGTCGCGTCGTACTGCTACGCCTGGCGCATCGCCCCCGCCCTGTGGCTGAAGTCATGGCAGCCGGGGGAACGCGCCCAGGTGCGCCTGGTCATGAAGCGGGTGTGCCATGGCTAAGCGCGTGCCCTGGCGCTGCGTGCACTGCGGCGCGTGGCGGATCTACCTGAACCGCAGCTGCCACACATGCGAACGGTTGAAGGTCCGCTACTGGATCCGTGAGCGTGCCCAGTGACCGCGCTGTTCACCATCGACTACCTGACCATGGGCACGTTCCACGCTGAATGCCACCTGTGCACATGGACGTGCACGTCCACCCTCGCCGATGCCACGACTCAGGCGATCCAGCATGTGACGGGGCATCCGTGAGCGCGGGGGAGACGCATGGGCGTCGCGACAACGTGCTGACCGACCGGCTGAGGTTGAACGGGCTGGCCGAACCGCCACCCATGTCTGGCAGGCATCGCGCCTATGGACGGAACGTGCCGGCCGTGGACCTGGACCTGCTGCTGGTCGAGTACGACATGGCTAGGCCTGTGGCGATCATCGACTTCAAGTACGGGCTGGACAGGGACGTGAACCTGGCCCATCCCTCACTGCGGGCCCTGGGGCAGCTGCACGGCGCGGACGGTCGCAGTCTGCCGACGTTCGTGTGCAAGTACCGGGAGGCTCAACCGCAGTGGTGGTTCGCGCTGCACGCCGTCAACGAACGCGCCAACCGGGTACTGGAATGGGCAGACGTGGAGGAAGGGCAACTGCTGTCCGAGCGGTTCCTGGTCACCCTGCTGTACGCGATGCGTGGCAGGCCACTACCCGCCAACTGGCAGGTGCCCGCGTGAGCATCCACGCCATGACCATGGTCCTGGACTTCGCACCTGACCACTGGATACCCGCCACCCGCATGGTCGCCCTTGCACTAGCGGACAGAGTCAACCAGGACGGCATCTGCTGGCCATCCATCGCTGACCTGCAACGACGCACAGGACTGTCCAAGCGATGGGTGCAGTACCAGCTGCGCATCATCGAACAGGACGGGTGGATCACGCGCATGCACCAAGGCAAGAACACTTGTGGACAACCTGTGAGCAACGTGTGGACATGGACGATGTGGTCAACAGGTGGGGCGCATCGGGCTGCACCGGGGGGGGTGCATACCAGTGCACCCCATCTATGAGGGCGGGGGTGCACCCCAATGCGCCCTAACCGTTACTACTAACCACAACAAGTGAATCGTTAGGGCGGGTGGGCATGCCAAGACCCAAGGGCAGCACAGCCAAGGCACGCAACAGCACAGGCAGAGCAAGGCGCGCCTTCCTTGCCAACTCAGATGGTCAATGCCACATGCGACTACCAGGCTGCACACACACAGCCACAACAGTCGACGACATCGTGCCTCTCATCCTCGGAGGCAAGGACGAACCATCCAACTGGCGACCCGCATGCGAACACTGCAACAAGAGCGCCGGGGCACGACTTGGCAACAGAATTCGTGGACAACGTCGATCATTGCAACGTTCCACATCTTCAGAGAGGGACGACAAC